CGCAAAGCCTTTGAAGCCGGCGTTGTTGACTTTGCCAGTCAGAAAGAACAGGTCAAGCTTGTACTGCTGGGTGACCAACAGGTCATCAACGAAGTGCGTTTCGGTGAAGTTGTAGACTGGAACCGTGATGTCGGTACCGGCCACCTGGTCTTCGTTGACTCCGATTGCGCCCTGGAAGTTCGGAGCGGTCTCTCCGGGCGCGGCGTAGGTGCCGACTGTGCCGAGGCTTTGCGAAACGTGCTGCGTTCCACCGCCGGTATCGAAGGTGAACTGTGAATCCTGCGCCGCATACTGAACCGAGCAATCCCAAACGTCGCCGCCAAGTGGTTCAAAATTGACGTCTCCACGGCGCAGATCGTTGTAGTAGCGAGGCGACGTGCTCAGCAGCAGTGACCGCACGACAGAATCGTCATCGGTCCCCTGGATGACGTAGCGCAGCTCCGCCGTCTGTTGATCGCCGTCAGCGCCTTCGCGGCTGCGGTAGGTTTCGTCGATGGTGATGGTCATCGCGTGGCCTACTCCGTAAAGATGAGTCGTCCACGCTTGGCCTGATCGACCAGCGTCTTCGTGTTGACCGCAACCTGCTCGGTCGCCTTCGCGGTCCGCTGCGAGAGACTGTCAGCGCCAAGGCCAGCCAAGCCGAGCGCATTAAAGCCGCCTTTGCTCTCGACCTTCCGCTGTTGATCGTCGAGCACGGATCGACTGCCCTGCAGCGACGCTTCGACCTCGGGAAGCGAGACCTTTGGTTTGCCGGATTCAGTGCCCGCTGCTTCGGCTTGCTCCTCGGGCGATTGGGCTGCCGCGATCGACTGCTGCCACTCTCGGCGGGCCTCTTCGACTTCCGCCTGCGACGCGGCGAGATCGCGATCGAATTGGGCTTCTCGCTGTTGCTGCTCTGCCGCTTGCATCGCGGCGAGTGCGTCCTGCGTTCCCTCGCGATCCGCTTCGATCTCTGCTCGACGCTGGCGACGATTGCGGTCTCGCTCGCCGACGGATTCAAGCATGTTCTGCTCGCTGGCGGCATTCTTGGCATTGGTCTCATCATCGATCGCCGCGACTTCCGTATCGACGTCGATGTCCTCATCGAACAGCGACTTCAGCCGCACCCAGGCCTTGCGAATGAACCCGACCGTGGTGTTCCATGTTTGAGTAAGCATGTTGACGAAGACCGACCACGCATCCGCCAAGAAGCCCACCGTTTCGACCCATGCGACCTCGAGCCCGGCCGTGGCATCGGTGAAAGCTCCGGCGGCACCGAAAGTCGCTTCGCTGGCGATATCGAGAAAAGTTTTCTTGAAGTCGAGCCACAGACGGGTCAGGTAATTGACACCCCGCTGCCATTCCATCTTCAGCGTCAGCCAGAGAATCTTGCCGGCCAGGGCGATGTTGCCTGACGCGAGTGCGGCACCGATCGCGTTCCAAGATTTGAGTGCATCGTCTTTCAGGACCGCGAACCGATCGGCCAACCAGGCGAGTGCCTGTGAACCAGCATCGGAAGCGTAGAGAAGATAAGTGCCGAGCGCTACGGCCGCCGCGACCAACAATCCCATCGGTGAAAGGATCGCACCGATCAGGCTTGCCGCGAGACCAATCGCCGAAGCCAGTCCAGCAAATCCGAAGGCAGTGATCTGGGCTCCGATGCCCAGTGCCACAAGTGCGCCGCCGAGCAGCGTTACGCCAGCCACGATCGCAGCCGCCGTGATCACGACTTCTCGATTCTTTCCGATCCACTCACCGAGAAGTGCCAGCAGATCGGTGACGCCTTGAATGCCTGCCCGCAGCGAATCACCGAGAGCCTCGCCAATGGCGATGCCTACGCCTTCGAGCGCCGAGAGCAGAATGGTGAAGTCACCCTGGAGCGTATCGAGCTGCGTGCCGGCGATTCCGGCAGCCGTTCCCGATGCATCGCCCAGTGCTGCCGTGGCCTCGGCCAGACGCTCGGCTCCCTGAGAAACAAGTTCGGCCGCGCCGGCTGCTTGGCGTGCCGGGAAGATGCTGCCCAGCACGCGGAGCTTTTCGCCGGAGCCGACCCCGGACAAGGCTCGCTCGAGATCACCGATGATCCCGGTGAGCGAACGGACGTTGCCAGCGCTATCGATCACTCGAACGCCAAGTCGATCGAGTTCTTTTTGGGCTTCGGCCGAAGGCGAGGTGAGGGAGAGCAGCATCCCACGGAGCGTCGTCCCGGCCATCTCACCTTGGATGCCGGCGTTGGAGAGCAGCTGAATCGCTCCGGTGATTTCCTCCAGCGAGACTCCAGCCGTCTTGGCCATCGGTCCGACGAACTTGAAGGCGTCGCCAAGCATCGTCAGGTCGGTGTTGGCCGTGGTCATCGCCTTGGCCATCACGTCGATCGCACTGCCGAGCTCGGTCGCCTCGAGTCCCATGCCCGACATGATCTTGGCGGCGATGTCGGCAGCCTCGGCGATCTCGATCTGGCCAGCAGCGGCCAAGTTGAGCGTCGGACCGAGCGCGTCCATGATTTGCTGCGTCTCGAAACCGGCCAGGGCGAAGTAGCTCATCGCCTCGGCGGCTTGGCTGGCCGAAAAGGTCGTCGTTGCTCCCAGCTTCTTGGCCATCGATTCGAGCCGCGAGAACTCTTCACCGGTTGCACCCGTCAGTGCTTGAACGCGGGCCATCTGCTGTTCGAAACTGGCAAACGCCTTGGCGCTCAGTGCAAATGGCACGGAGGCCAACCCGCCGCTGGTCAGCATTTTCATGCCGGCCGCCTTGGCGCTGGCAGCGAATGTCTTGAGTCGTTTGGCGGCTCGCTGCAGTCCGCGCACCAGCTTGTTGTCCCGCGTTGTCAGTTCAACGTAGGCGGCGCCTGCTCGGACTTGGCGGGTTGATGCCATCTAGGTCGCGCCCCCTAAACTTGACCGAACAGGCCGAGGGTGCCACAATGTATACACATTGGTCGACCGCCCTTCAGGAGGCATCCAAATGATCAAAAACCTCGTCAAACACGGCAACAGCTGGGCGCTCGTCATCGACAAGCCGATTTTGGAGCTTCTCAAGATCGATCCGGAGTCGCCGCTGGAAATTTCAACAGACGGCCAAGTGTTGACCGTGACAGCAGCTGGTCGACAGGAGAAAAAAGCCGCGCTTCGGGCTGCGAGCGAGAAGGTGAACGCGAAGCATAAAAAAGCGTTCAAGAAGCTGGCTGAATAAATGCACTCGCCCACGTTTCTTGATGTCGTCGACGTGCTGGAATTGCATGCCGGCCAGATCCGTCGGTACGGAGGCAGTGAAGGCCTGAGAGATCCAGGTTTACTTGAGTCAGCCGTTGCACAGGCGTCCGCAACATATGGCGGCAAGTACTTGTATCCAGATTTATTCACGATGGCGGCTTGCTACCTGTTTCATCTTGTCAAAAACCATCCGTTCGTTGACGGAAACAAACGAGTTGGACTTGAGTCCGCACTGGTGTTCTTGGAGCTAAACGGCCTTTCTGTTGAAGCCACCGACGAAGAATTGGTTGACTTGGTTTTGCGAGCTATCAGTGGCGAAGAAGACAAAGAGCGAATTGCAGAGTTCTTTCGAACTCACTTGGCAAGTTAGTGAGGCTTCCGATCCACGAAGACGGTCTTGAGGATCTGAATGTCAGCTTTCGGAATCGATTCGGACGCACGCTCCGGCGGCAGTGGCTGGAAGTCACTTGCGGAATACGGGCGAGGCTTCTTCTTCGGATCGCGATGAATGTTGGCCAGCGTGGCGATCATCGACGAGGTGTGTTGCCATGCTTCTCTCCGCCGAGCTTCAGCCATCCACACCAATTCCCGCAGGGTGAGCGGCCCTGGCATCACGCCGAGTACGCCGGCGAGCTGCCAAATCAATCGCCAAACGTCGCCGGCTCGGAGAGCCGTTTTTCCAGTTGGTTCATCATTCGCTGTTCCAGCTGCGGATGGTCCAGTTGCTTGTCCACCAGTTCGATCGCACGTGTTTCCAGGTGCCGGAACTTTTCGAGTGCCTTGGTCAGCAGCGCCCGCCGGCTCTGGGGGAAAAAATCGACCAGTTCCTCCAACAGACTGGTGGTCGCATGGTCGATCGCATCGCCAGCCATCGCACGGCCGAAGTCTCCATCGCTGATGCCGCGCTGATCGGCTTCCGGCTCGCAGAGCACGTAGATCACGTCGCACAGCAAGATCGGATCGCCAGCCAAGCGTTCGATCAGCTTGCCTTCGACCGCTTGCAGCAGATCAATCTCAAGCTGCGAGCGGACTCGCCGGATCGCGTCGACGTTGATTGCCAGCGTCCAGGTGCGCCCCGCGTTGTCATTGAACGTTCGCATTAAGGTGCCCCTCCATTAACCCACGACGGCGCGTTGTCGGCATAGGTCGGCTTGATGGTGACGTCGACCGTGATCGCTTCTTCCAGCGCTTCGTTCCGCGTGAAAGCGAACACTTCACAAGTGGCAAGAAGACCTTCGGCCTCGGGATCGTCGTCGGCGCCGCTGAGGATTTTGAAATCGAGGGGCGTGTTATCGAGGAACGCCTGGCGGATCGCCGTGAATCCTCCGTCGGCTGAGTCCCAGACCATCTGAAACTCAATCGATGCGTCCTTCAACGTTCCAACCGTTGCTCGCCAGCCGTTGTTGGCCCGCGTGGTCACGTCCGCTTCGGCTTTCTCGAGGTTCAACGTCAGGTCTTTGACATTGGTGATCTCGGTCGTCGCGCCGGTGCCAGCCGGTCCGTGGTAAAGACGGGCGTCCAGGCCCAATCGAACACTCATCGGTCTTTCCTCCTATGCTCGCACCGAGTTGGCCCAGAACCGGGGCAGCCGGCTGCGCTGTGATTCCAAAGCAGGTCCCATGAAGGGGCGCTGCGGATAGCGACGTCGCTTCTTGGCGTCAGCCATCCGGTATTCGTTCTCTTGCTTGACGATTTGCGTCGCCCGCCGTGCTTGTGCTTCGCTGCGGATTTGCACGCGAGCGAATTGGTTGCTGCGGCGCATGAATCGGCCGCGACGGTCTCGCAGCGTGGCGCCCGACCTGCGGATCGGACCGTACTTGCCGACGCGAAATGTGTGGGCTTTGACCAGTCGTGGCTTGGGCCGAATCGAACCACCAAACTCGTGCAGATTCCAGATCGTTCGGCTGTATTCGTTGACCGGGCCGATGACGACTTCCTGGCTGTCTCGGTCCACGTCATAACGGAGCACTCGTTTCAAATGGCCGGTAGGCGTGTGCGGCGGTGAACCCGGTCTGGACGGTTTCTTGCGGCGACGGATACTCCGGCGAGCCGTCAGTCGGATCGCGGCGCCGGCGTGGGCGAGACTGCGAAACGTCCCCTCGTCGACCTTTTTCTTCAGCCGCGTCTGATCGAAGTGTGTGCGGGCCCGGATGCGGACCAGGTTCATCGCATCACCCGGAAACTGAGCGTCAACAAGCTGGTGAACTGACGTAGCTGGTCCCAGTGCTCCTGTGAGTAAAGCACCTGGTGATCTGTGCGGCTCCAAATCGCTCCCGGAAAACTGGCCAGTCGCTTGAGCCGGAACAGGTCGGCGATCTCCTCGACCAACGCTACGAGCGGATCGATCTCGGCAGCATCCCCTTTTTTGAACTTCTTCTGGACGGCGAGATCGATCTCCGCCTCGTAGCTGTTCCGGCCGCGGTCCAGACCGCGAACATGCAGCTCACGCGGCACGACGGTGACGCGAAGATCCTGCATGTCCTGCAGATCGAAGTTGGGCACGTATAGCCGCTCGGCCACCACCGGCTGGCTGAGTGTGGCGGTGTTGAGCTGAGCCACCACAGCATCGGCAACGTTCAGAACCGTCGACAAATCAGCTTTCCTCCGTGGCAATCAGTCGTGTGTGGATGCGCAGTTTCAACCGAAAGGGATCGCTGTAACGCCAAGCCCGATCGCTTCCAATCGGCAGGACTTCGTAGGTGAAGTCTTTTCCGTCTCTCGTTTCGATGATCAGGTCACCTCGTTCGGGAAGGACCTGTTGTCCGTCGAGTACCAGTGAAGTCGTGTCGATCAGGTAATCGCGGATCTCCATCCGCATGATCAGTCCGTCACCGGAGTCTTGCTCGGCGACGGTCTTACCGACCGTGGCAAGAACCGTGGCCTGCGATTCGCCGCGCCGGTAAATGACTTCGCGTGCGGCATGGGTCGTGAGCTTGCCAGCAAGCCAGCTCAGCCCGTCACGCAGCATGTCGGTCATGACTTGGAGGTCGATCTTTTCGGCGGACCAAGTAGCGTGCTGGCTTTGGTGCGCACTTCTTCGAGCCATACTTCATCGGCCTTGCGGCGATACTCGTCAGCAATCGCAGTGGCTTCCTCTTCCAGCTGCTGCGTTCGAAGATCGCGAGGCTGCGATCGCGATGTGCTGACTTCACTCGGCGACTTCAACCGATCAATCGTCTCGTCGCGCTTCTTCGCCGGAAGCAACGCAACCACCAACAAAACGCCGACCACCGCGGCTGCAATTCCAAGAATCATCGTTTCACATTCCTCGTTTGATCAGGATGAAGCCCAGGAGAACCGCCGCGACAAACACCATGGCGATCGTTGCCATCTCACCGGCCGAAACCCA